TGAAGATGTAGTCCATATAAGTGGTTGCAATCATGGTACAGTTTTTACATTAGCTGACGGAACAGCAAAGTTTGCCGGGTTAGATACAGGATGTAATCTTGGATACGGAATAACTCCTTACTCCCAGATGATTGAGGAAAACCCACCGGTACGAAATGATTTACGCACTGTACCACCAATACCGGGTGCCATAAAATTCTTTCAGATGTTTGATTTAAAACGGGAGGCTTTCACAGGTATTGGCCCCCAAGTAATGTATGGTGTTTCTACCGGAGGTGCAGTCTATGTAAGAGGGCAGGGTGGTAACTACGGAGTTGGTGGTAGAAGCTTTTCTGATGGGGCAAAACATATACTAGATACTTTAAGTCCGCATCTCTATACCTACGCCCCTGAACAACTTTGGTTTCCACTTTTAACACAAGACGAAGAACCGCTGACTGGGATTGTTGGTGTGGCAGGGTTTTGCACATTTCTGGATAACAATGGAGATGTTTGGATGCTACAAGATTGTAGCAGGACTAGCATTAATGGTACATATGGATATCTGGTCTACGAAGGATATGAACAACCTAGTGGGCTTGACCATCCAAATGGTTATCCAGACCTAACTAACAATTTCGGAAATGTATTTTATAACGGAGCTAACTTAATGCGAAAGCTAAGTTGCTTTAATGGGAATGTAAAGAGTGTGGCAGTTGCTAGTGATAACATCTATTTTAGTAGTTTGGGATATGCATTTGTAAGAACAGACGGCACAGCTTGCGTAATGGGGGATAATAGAAATTGGAGCTTAGGGATTCCGGGCTCGAGTAGACACCACAAACAAATGACTTTAAAGGAGATTCCATTTCCAGAAAGCATTGTAAAGGTTTGCAACTCAGGAAATGGGTTTTTGTTTCTTACAAGTACAGGACAGATATATGCCAGCGATACACAAAGTAGTAGTTATGTAGAAAGAGAAGTACTAGGTTACTACAAGGTTCCCGGTTATATTGATGATACCGCAACTGGTGATCTTATTAGTTTCACGAATGATCCTATAGTTGACATGGTTGGGCAACCCGAGGTCAATACTACCTATGGAGGAGTAATGCTCAAAACCCAAAGTGGAAGGATTGTGTTTTATGACTATCTTGCAGAACTGTCTGGTAACATTGACACTAAACCTTTTTACGGGGAACCCAGAGCTGTGTTTAGTGATCCGGATTTTACGATACCTGCAGATGGTGGCATGGCCCTGATAAGCAGGGGTGCATTCTGGTGGAGCACAGAGAATTTAAACAAATGTTAATATGGAAGAAGAATTACCAGAACACGAAGTCGTTATTGATGAGAACCCTAAAACGGATTTTCCACTTAGCGAACATTACGAAGATTTAACAAACCAAGGAGGATAATTAAATGGCACAAGCTACAGATTACACTGAGAATAAAGTCCTAGAAGGGCTTATAAATGGAACGACAATCCAACTGTCGAGTGGGAAACCATATGTCGGATTACTTACATCAGCACCAACTGATTCTAGCTCTGGCGTAGAATGCACCGGAACCGGTTATGATCGAGTTCGCGTTGGAGACCCAACACAAGGGACATTTGTGATTGGCAATGCAGGATCAGCATCTAACGATGATGAGTTTAGGTGGAACGATGCAGAGAACCAATGGGGCACGATTACTCACATTGCTTTATACGATAGTGAGACAGGTGGGAATATGTTGATCTATGGACAACTTACATCACCGGTCGAGATTGGCACTGGCGACATCTTTAAAGTACCACCTAGTGGTTTCACAATCCAAATAGACTAATCAAATTTATTTGGTTTGTTATGCATACCATCCTCTTAGCAATCTAGCTAGGAGGGTGGTCGCTTATTATGCCTGAAGGAATTACAGAAGAGTCCAGCCTGAAAACAAATACCGGCTTTGCCTTGAAACTTATCGGAGGTGTGGTGTTTTGTGTTTATTCTGGAGCAATGATATTTGCCCGTATCAATACTCTAGAAATGGAGATATTGCGATTGCAACATGAGGTAGAGCTAAACAGCGAGTTTAGGATTAAGTGGCCCAGAGGTGAGCTGGGTGCATTACCAGATGATGCCGAGCAGAATATGCGATTAGCATTTCTAGAGAAGCAAGCAGGTAAGCATGACCAGTTGCTAGAGAAATTGCGATACAAGGAGTCAGAGTGAAATGGGTGAGATACTGGTTATGTTTCTTACTGGTGGAGGCTCGACTGCTATGGGTGCAATTCTCAAAGGTGTGTTTGGCATGGTTTTTGAGGCTAGGAAGCAAAAGCATGACCTTGAGCTTGCGAGAGAAAGTCGTGCGAATGATAATTTCGTTAGACTGCAAGAGTGCCTCGCTAAAAGTGGTTCTTCAGAATCTACTAATCGTGTGCGTAAGTTGCTTGCATGTATTGGTGTTAGTTCTTTGTGTTTTTCAATTATCCTGTGCACCTGTTTTCCCAGTGCAGAATTGGTCGTCCTCAGCAACGCCACTGGAGAAGGAAGAACAGAAATCCTCTTCGGACTCCTCAGTTGGCAATCCCCTCAAAAGCCAATCCAAATCACTACTGGACACATCTCCCTTATGGGGAACCTCACTATCCTTCCCTGTATTCTCGGATTCTATTTTGGCCCCAGTCCAAGACGATAAATAATGGACATTAATTTTATATTTCAGTTGGTCACAGGCTTGCTCATTGCAATGGGTGGATTCATATTAAAGGGTGCATTCAATTCTTTGACCCAGCATGACAAACGGATCAATAAGCTGGAAGTGGATATGGCCCGGAACACGGCAGAGAATGAAAGCTTGTTTAAAAGACTTGATAATATTGAGTCAAAGCTAGATAGGCTACTGGAGGGTAGGCATGGCAAGATATAGGTCATTCGGACAACTAGATGACCCTTATGTCGAAGATGGTGACCTGAGCTTCAAGGGACTGGATATGCATACAAGCCCAAGTATGTTGCAACCCGGAATGCTTTCTCTTGCAGAAAATATAAGAATTAACGAGGGGGTTATATCGTCACGCAAAGGAGCCACTAGAATATGGAGAAATGCAGGAGCACACGCAAAAAGCTTATGTAAGTTCTCGGATCCAGACGGGCAGGAGCAAATTATTGTTATAGGCCGTGCCGGTATATATAGCACAAATGGGACTTTGCTTAGTGTTTATTCAGGTGTGCCTGATTATAGTGAAGGAGCAAAAGCACAAGCTATACAAGCGTTTGATAAAGTTATTATATTTACAAAAGGTAGTAGGCCCAGAACATGGACAGGCGTAACGGGTGATCCGTCTACTGAGCTTAGTACTGTACCGGCAGACTCATCTGTTGACTTTGTTTGCCCAAGTGCCGGGTTTGGTAATTACATATCTAATAGGCTGGTTGTTCCACACGCAGATGACTCTGCAACAACTGTAGCATTCTCTGACATTTTCGAGTTAAATCAGTTTGATATAAAGAACACTTATTTCTGCAACAAGGGAACAAGTGATGAAACAATTGCGATCTCCCCTTACGCAGAAAATCAAGCACTCATACTAAATGGTAGATCCATCCATCAGGTGAATAACACACACGCACTTGGAGCTAGTTCTACAAATTTTGAGATCACAAGACAGTACGGAATAGCTGGCCCTAAATCCTGGGTTCAGAATGGTTCATATATATATTTTGTAAGTAATGAGGGTAACATTCAGGTTTTAGTTCCGTCATCAGATCCGGCCCGTGGCCTAGGTATTGCAATCTCAAAAATTACTTTAGATCAAGAACCCCTAAGCAAGCCGGTTACACCTATAATAGATAGAATTAATATAGATGCCATAGACACCTGCGTAGTACATTACTCAAAAAATAAGGTATACTTTGCGTTACCAATTGATGGGGCAACTCAGCCTAATGTGTGTTTGGTCTACGATTCACTTTTAAGCACATTCATATCCCTAGACACTTACCAGAATAATAACTTCAAGATACTAGATATTAGTAGTGTAAATGGTGAAATATATTTCCTAACAGAAGATGGGCTTTATCGTTACGAAGAGAACGAATTGCATAATGATGGTGGATACAATTTCGTAACCAAATTTAAAACACGAAACTACCTTATGGGTAGTCGCGGAATAAAAAACTTTAAGTCCGGATCTATAGGGTATGAGCATGATAA